TCCTAATACCAACCGTGATTAGAAGATCCGAACTCGGAGGCCTGGGCTGCTTCGCTTCATGCGATGTTGCATCGGGGACAGAGATATGGAAAATGTCAATTCTCAACACTTATATTATTGATTTTGATGCTATTAATAATATAGAGCTTGGTTTCATCAGGAGATACGGCTATATGCTGGATAAAAACAGGCTTGCTTTCACGGTTGATAATTCATCTTTTATGAATCATTCAGATTCACCTAATGTAATGCCGTTAGATCTGAGTGTCAATAATGTTATTGGGGACGTCCTCATAGCGTCACGGCCTATACAACATGGAGAAGAATTAACAATCAACTATCGTATTTTTGATGTAAGAGAACATTATTTCACAAAGGAGAAAAAATGAATAAAAGTATAATGGAATTAGTCAAGTTACTGTCCGATATCATAACACCAGTGGCTAATGATATTTCATCGATAGAAGTTAAGTATGTTAAGGATAAGGGGTTCAGGGCAGTTCTAATTGCTGGTTCTGAAAAGAGCAGAACGCACTTTGGAAAGATAGCAAAAAGCGATAGTTGTGAAAGACTATCCATATCTTATGGAGATAACGATGAATAGCAATAAAGAAGATAATATCATCAACAGGATGCCATTCTCAGCTCAAAAGAGCTTTGACTTTCGCCAATATATACAGGATGATGGCATAGAAAAGACGCCTCATGATGAATATAATTACATGTCTGAAGTTTTTAAGAATTTTGAATCTATTAATTCAAAACACAGATTCATACATAGCTACTTCAGAAATGTACATGAAGCTGCGCTCACGAAACTGTCTATGATAACTCAACTTAAGAACGTGACGTTGCTCGACTCATCAGAGGCATCGTTTAATTATATTTTAACTGAGGATAATTTTCAGAATCAAGATAGGTTGGCCATGTTTCTAGATAGTGGTAATGTAGACAAAATCACTCTGATGATGTATTCATTGGCTATAATATTCGAGGCTTCCTTAACTGACAGCACGAAGAATATTTATATAATGTTCGAATTGCCAAAAGATGCGGCCATGTACAATATGTGCAAGATGGCTCTCACCCAGGTTTGTGGTGAAGTCACGATTGTGGACAAAGGTAAAATTTCAAAAAGTAGGTCTGAGCTTGACAAGCCTGACTCTATTAAGGATAATAAAATTGTGGCTGGCTTGGCAAAACAGAGGAAGGTTGATGAACTTGTAGCTGATACTCAAGAGAAACAGGAAGATATCATAACCAAACAAAAAAGTGATGGAAATGATGTTGGAAAGCATGCTAAAATAAAACTAGATGAAGTGCCTAGTAGTAAAAGATCAAGCGAAAATAAAGAGAGATATGATGACGAAGATCAATCTTTAGAGTAAACGGTGGAAATAGAGTTTCCATTTGTACAGCCAATTCAATAGGAGGATATATGGCTAAGAATAACAATAAAAACGAGATATCACAAGAATCAAGTGGTAGCAACAATGATATATTTAGTGGCTTTACTAAACACACAAAATTCGATGTTTACGTAAAAGATTTTCCTAACACGAACGACTCTGCGCCAGCTTTCATATACTACAGACCGGATATAGAACTAGCCAAAGATGATCCGTTACGTGACAAGCTATCTAAGACACATTCTGGTCATTTTCATGTTTATCACAATTATTCTTGGGATATAGGAAGATGCGTGTCGGATAAGAGAGGTAACCTATACGCTAAACATTTTGAAGTTGCTAAACTCGATAGAAAACTAAGGATACACCCTATCTTCGCTAATGAGCCACACATCAAACACGTCGGGGATAAATTCCAGTGCGCAGAGCTTGATGATCATCCTTATCACGATTTCGGTAAGGCTTTAATATGCATACCTGGTTATGAAGGCAGGTCACTTAGGATCAGCAAGGTTAATCCCATATTCTATCAAATTTCTGATTGGACCTTCATCATAGAGACATATGACTTCAGCGTATATAGGCCAGATCTACCTGAGAAATGCGACTTGTCAATCAAAAGACATCTGCAGGAGGAGTATGTGGAGTTAGCGAGTACTAACGGCCTCACTAGGGAAATTAGGATCATACATCCCCAGCGCTTCGGTGATGCCGATGCCCATCTTGTTCATGGCTTCATGAACTACCCTATAGATGCTGATTTTAAGATGATGCTCAGAACCACTTCTTATGATAGATATATAGGATCAAGTCCAGAAGTTAGCATATCTATGTTCGAGTCATAATATGAGGGGCATACTACAGGAAGGATTTCATACGTCCAGATGTCGATAACAGATTCGTAGAGTTCGTCTACTCTACGGCTGATTCTGACATAAAAAGGTGGATTGGCCAACCTAACAAACAGACTAGAATAGAGGTCCTACCCGGCTTCTATTCAGACGACGAGAGGATCCGAAACGTTCAGAGGGATCTGGCTAGTCACGATGAACAACCGACGCATAACTTCGGGTATATGGAGTATCCTTTTAGAACTAGGCAGGGCGTTTATGGATTACAACAAGCTGGTACTAGCTTCTATCCTAAGGGCTGTCCTAACGTCGTAGATGACAGCAACGAAGAATTGCATCCTGAAGTCTTCGCTGTGTTTAACGAGCTGAAACGGTACACAACAGGAGTGGATCTGACATCAGTCTCTTATGACAAAACTGCAACAGTATCATTTCCAAGCTTTAGTAAGGATCTGTCAGTTAAGATGTATTATATTCAAAATTTCAAAAACAATTTTGAACGTTTCATCAAATTGACTCCTAAAGGTCTGATCAATTATAAAAACTACGTTGATCTTTCTAAAACCTGTGGTATTCACCCCTGTTTTGTAGAAAGGCGTAGGTATCAGCCAGAGTCCATAACTAAAGATAAGAGCGGTGTCATAACCCCAAGATTGCGGAAGGTTATAGATATATACGGCAAGGAAGTAGTTGTAAGCCGGACTCTCAAGGGTGTTCCCGATATGTACACTCAGAGAGCTAGATTTATATACGCTCTGTCTGCAACCATTAATTATGGAATGCAACCATTCTTTACATTCTGGAGGTCATATTATAGTAAGACTCTTGCTCCCGTGTTGAAACATAATCCAAATACCATGGGACATACAATAAAAGGCTTTCCTTACATTGTGAGCATCGACGTATCGAACATGGATGCGAACATGAGAAGGAGATGGACTGATGAGGTTCTACGTCTTATGTCAAGTGTGTACGATCCCGATACCGTTAAGAGTTTATTCTCCGTATTATCA